CCCTGAAAAATACAGATATCAGCTTCGGCAATCGGTAGTTGAGCCATAAATGGCAAATAGAATCTACCAATTCTTCTTTATAGTCAAGGACTGTTTGAGTTTCTTGAATGATTCTTTGTTGAGCCGATTCTTTTCTTCAATCGCCTCACTTCCAGCCATGGCCCCGAATACCTTGCGGGCAACAAACAATCCTACTGCAAATGAGTCAAATAAATCGGGAGACTTTCCAATCCTCTTTTTCATGTCGGTCTTGGACTCAATGATGATCTTTCGGGTTCGGCGCACATATTTTCTCTGAGTCATCTCCCAAGCCAAATCGGGCGTAATCCCCTTAAGTTGCTCGCATTCCAAGAAATAACGAGCAGCAAAACAGAGTTCGGAAGCCATGTTGTGGAACAATTCCTTGCCGACTTGGGGTTTTCCAGTAGCCTCGTTTCTCATGGCGTATTGGGCGCTGACAGGGAGATCTGACGCCGCTCCCGCAAAACTTACTGCATGCCAACCTTTTAGAAGTTCTCGTTCTCCAATAGACCAAAAAATACCACCAGCCGAAGCGTCAACGCCCATCCATTGATTTGGTATCCCCAATTTCAGAGACAGGTCATGGATTTGCTGGATCATCTCGTATTGAAAGTCTTCCTGAGACCCAGCCCTTCGGTTCAGGACATACTGTTTTTCAACAGCTATTGCCCACTTCCCAGAGATTAGTCGCCCATACTTGAGATGAGTGAAGACAAACCTGTCGCCTCCCTCTGTGTAGCTTGGGTCGATACCCGCGATATCTTTCGGGGTTCCGTCCCATATTGGCTTGTCCAAAGCCCCATGACGAGCCAGTAGAATATCAGAGACAATCGTGGAATCATCGGCATCTGCTGGAGGCCAGAATCCTCTAAACTTTCTCCAATATTGAGGATTAAGCTCTCCAAGCTCTTTTCGGGCCAAAGCCACATCATTGGGTTTTGGAAGGAATGGATAGCGCAGTCCCTTGCCAGCATCGAAGGATTGCTGGTTAGGGTTGTCTTTTTCAGAGTCAAATCGGATGCACACGCCCTCAATACCAGCCACCCGTATCTTCCAGTTGGGGGTTTCCTCATCCACGCTCATCCAGCCCTTGATAGGTTCGCAAAATTTTCCGTGTGGATCGAAGATGGAAGACGGGTTCCCAGCGCCGACGATATAGAGTTCTTGTGCGCCCTTGAACCCCCAGACGGCTTCGTTGATTACGGATGCAGAGCAGTCTTGTAACTCGTCTATTATCAACACGATACGACGATTTTTTTTACCTTGAAGCCGTTTCTGGGCATCATCCTTGTATTCGTCGCCAGCCGCTAGGAGCATGATGGAGGATGCGTCACTTACCCCCGTTTCGGGGTCGATAATAGCCCCCTCTTCGTCTGATAGCTTGATGATATCCATGGACTCAATGAGCCTGCCAGAGGCTAATCCCATGTTTCGGGCTTCGCGGTACATCTTGACCAGTGCTGCCCAAATACGCTGCTTGGCATCTATTTTACTCGTAGAAACCACAATGGTCATCGTGTTGATTGGATCGCAGAACCAATTGACAAGCGCAAATGCGGCCATTCCATAAGACTTTCCTGAGTCCGTTCCGCCAGCCAGACCCGTCACGCTTCTGACAAATCTATTGCCCGTAGTTTCATCAACCTCATAAGTCTGGTTACAAAATGCTTGTGCGCTCAATTCTGCCCATCTATGCCATTGAAAAGTTGGCCAAATAGCTGAAACAATATTCCTGTAATGTCGGGCCTTACCTAATCCTCCCTCTTCTGGGGTCAAACCTTGTAAGAAAGCGTCCATCTCAATACGGATCGGCGTAATTGCCTGTCCGTCTTTGGGTAACCACAACCTACCGTATTTTTCTATCCCCTGATCAACTGTTGCCATTTGAGAAATTTCTACTAAACTAATCTGGATGCAGAAAAAGCGCAAGAGCGGAGAGCGTGATTGGGATGCTCCAGAAAACCGACTTAAAAAACAAAACGCATTTAGGCTTTATGCCGCTGGCAGGGACATGCCAGAAGTGATGAAGGCTTTGGAAACCAAGCACAAAGCTACGCTAGAAAAGTTGATCTATAGTGAGAAATGGGATGACCATGTCAAAATTTGGAAAGATAATTCCGAAAAAGAAAACCTTTATCCTTGGGATATTGAAAGACCTATAGCCTTGGTTCCGCCTCCAGCCAAAATGGAAGAGATGGACAAGAGACGCAGGCTTGAATGCATCAAGGGATTTTCCATGTATTGTTCGGGGCGGACGCTGAAAGATATTGCCGAAGAACTAAAGGTCAGTGAATCAACTGTTTGTTTATGGCGCGATACTCAACGCTGGATTCAGTGCCGTGAGCGTCTTACCAACGAGCAATCTCCAGCCCCTTGGGAAGACGATGGTGTGCCTACCTTGATGTCGGAAATCACGGCATCACTAGAGACTATGAAAAAATCGATCAAGTTTCTAACTGGCAAAGTGTTGGTTAAAGCAGCTGATGCCGCGCAAGACCTAGACGGCATGGAGGCTCTTGGCATGATTCGAAACATCAAACAGCTTGCTGAAGCTGCATCTATCAACTTTTCAGAAGGCCCGAATCAACAGAATGCCATTCAGATTAATATTGCAACCAAACTGGAATCAATGAAGATTCCCGAAGACTCAACCTACGAAGCGGAACTTGTAATCAATGAATAGTCCAAGATTTTGCTATCAAAAAAAGAGCAGTGTTCCAGCAGGCGGCTGGTTGGTTAATTGTCCAGTTATCAATGAACCAGTTCGTGGAGGAGACTGGAGTGACATGGTTAACAACTGTGAGAAACTTCTAATCTCAAAAGGAATCACTCCTCCAATAGATTTTGTTTCACAAATAGAAAACAATCTTTGCGAAAGACTTGCTGGCGATTCCAACTGCGTCCCGTGTACCCAAGAAAAACAAACCCTTGGATTTCCGCAAATTGTTCGATGGGTCAAAGCAATGTATCAATTTGCTATCAATGGCAAATTTGAGCTTGTTTCCCAAGAAGAGGCAGAGCGCAGGGCCAAAATCTGTGCAGCCTGTCCCCATCAAATAGCTACTTCTGGATGTTGGGGATGCAAGGGTATAGCTGGAATGCTTCCACACATTGCAGGAGCCAGAAAAACTTCTTACGACATGCAACTCAAGGCTTGTGGGATTTGTGGATGCTATAACGCTGTGAGCGTCCACCTACCAGTTGATGTACAGGGCGGGGAAGGGTTGGACTTCCCAGATTTCTGCTGGAAGTCTAAGCAGGCTCAAAGCGAGTAATCGCTTTGTTGAAATACATATTGGCCACACCAGTAGGGCCGTCACGATGCTTGCCAACAATGAATTCCATGGTGGGCATTTGTCCGTGATCTTGGGATTCTTCACTATGGAGCATGATAACAATATCAGAGTCTTGTTCAATAGCTCCAGAACCCTTGAGATCTGAAAGGCTTGGGCGTCCTCCGCGCTTGTCGGGATCGCGATTAAGTTGAGCCAGTACCAAAACTGGTACTTTTAAAGTCTTTGCCATATCTTTGATGCCCCCGCTAATCTCCTCAACTTCACACACGCGATTGTCTTTACCGCGCTTGCTGTCGCCTTTGACTAATTGAAGGTAGTCAATGATGATGAGGTCTAGGGGTGTTCTTTGGTGGGCGCGGCGGGCTACAGCCTTGAGATAGCCGATAGACTTTGCCGAGCTATCATCGCAAATAATCTCCGAGCCTTGGATTTCTTGAACAGCCCGTCCTAGAGATTGCTTTTGATGCGGGGTTACTCGACCAGAGAGAATATCGGCAGCACCCACACGCGCCCGCGAGCGGATCATGCGTTCCATCAAAGCAACGCTTGTCATCTCCAATGAGAAGATAAGCACCCGCTTTTTCTGATTGAGGGCTACGTTTTCGGCAATCTGAAGGGCGCTTGCTGTCTTGCCTACTGCTGGTCTTGCCGCCAAGACAACCATATCTCCTCCGCGCAAGCCAAACATTAGCAAATCGTCCAATGGGGTTATCCCTGTGCGAATGCCAATACATGGTTTTCCAGCAATTGTAGATTCGATGTTCTGTGCAGCGCGGTCTAGGGCATTGACGATAGAAAGCTTGTTGCCGTCATCGATCTCGTAGTCAGCCCGCATCACTGTGGTTTCAGACCAGTTCTTGAGTTCTTCGATCTTTAGTTCGCGGTCTCTGGCCTTGTGAACCATATCGTTGGCTAAGTATTCCAATGATCTTCTGTATCGGGCTTCCTCCAGCTTGGGATAATAGCGTTTCCAGTTATTGTGGGCTACACACGAAGTTGCCACTTCGGCAATCTTTTGCTCACCCCCGATAATGTCGTATTCGTTGGCGGCTTCGATCTCACCTTTGACATTGATGATATCGGCCTGCATCCCCTTGGCGATACAACGCATGATCGCCCGAAAGATGATCTTATTCTCCTGTAGGTAGAAATGATCCTCCTTGATAGAGAGAAGGATTTCCCTTTGATCCTCTGTCGGCGCGTGACAGAGGCAGGAAAGGATTGCTGTTTCAGCCGATGGTTCGTGGATGACTTCGTGCATAGTAAGCGTTAGACAGCCTCTTGGGCCTTTCGTTCACGCTTTCTTTGCAAAATTTCCATCATCGCCTGCCTACGGCGTTCGCGCTCTGTTTCGGAGATGACTCGCTTTTTTTTCGCCTTTTGTGACGAATTATTTTTGGGCTTCAGAGTAGATTTTGATTTTGTCGCCACTTCTGGCGAATTAAGCACCACTTCTGATGCTTTGTTACAAACTGTAGGACTTTGTGCATCATTGTTGAAACTTTGATCTAATCCCATCGAATTCGATGGTTTTAAACCCGTGGAATCTGACGGCATTGGAAACCCCTCTTGGGCCATCTTGTGGAGCGACCCATCCTTGCACCCATGGATGACCACGGCTTGGCTGGAGATCACTCTATCTGGGCAAGTGACTCCCTGAACCGCTTGGGCTTCGGGGTCTGAAGCAAAAAAGACAATCTTCCCGTCTTTCCATTGGTAGTTGACACTTTTCCAATAAGTGCGGATAAGCGGAGTATCGTAACCAATGGCCATAAAGTCCCAGCGGCAACGAACGTCCCAAGGTTCTGGGATCGTTCCTGCATTCTTGTAAGCCAAGTTGTAAGTGGACAAGGACTGTGCGGATGGGCAAAAGTTTAAGAAGTTAGGGGGATACACCGCGCTACCCACAATCATCTTGTAGATATTCTTCCCATTGGTTGCCATGCCTCCTTCATATTTGTGGCCCATAATGCCGATCTTTTTATGGTATTCAGTGTCCAAGTCATCCACCCACCCTTCTTTCATCGGAACACAATCTGGCTCCCAGAAATAAAATGGTACGCCAGTGGCGTACATGGCAGCGGCCACATCGGCAAACATCTGGTTCGGGCCGAGCGGCCAGCCATCAAATCCGTCTTGGACAAACAACTGATCCACTTCTGGAAAAGATTTCTTCAGTTCTTGGATGATAGCGTTGCAATCTTTAGTGCCCTGTTTGGTACAGACATAGGCTTTGTGACGCATATTGAGTCCCATAGCTGTAATAGCCTTGGCAGACTCCATGGCCAGTTCGGCGTCTCTGTTGTAGTAGGTAAAGACTATGTTCATTGTGCGTCGAAGTTAAGCGGCCAAGTCGGATGGATAGGATCTTCCATTCGGACTCGCACGTTTTTGTATCTTTGCCCCATAAGCTTGCTGGCTTCCATTTCAGCCTCTTCTTTGCTAAGTCCGTGTTTGTGAAGCTCCACAACTTTTTCGCCGTGGCACACAATGTAAGTTTTATTACTTTCGCTCATTTTTTCTTTTTTTTCTCTGATTGATTGATGTATTTGGCAAACTGTTCAGCGCATGTTCTGGCCATCTCGACTTCTGATTCTGGGTCGAAGAAATAACCGCCACGTTCAGCGAACAACGCCTCCATTGGCATGGGGGTTCCTCTACGAAATCGTGGGCCAACCACGAATGGGGAGACGGAGTCTTCATTGATAACGGTTAATACTACTTTGAATCGGGCCATGGACTCCAATACTTAATCACACGTTCAAGGATGTGTCCAATCCCACTCCACCCATGGTGGGGGTGGTAGTGGCAGGCCCACTTCAAAGGAGGGTTTGACTCGTCGTTTTTGATAAGATAGATTCCCTCTGTATCGGGCTTCATCTGGTTGTAATCGTTCCAAGTAATCATAGTAGGTATGACAAGAAAAACTCCACTTCGTTCAAAAACTCCCTTGAAGCGCGGCAACTGGTTGCGGGCTGCATCGAAAAAACGCCAAGGTGAATACAATCAGTATGCAAAGGAGAAAAAGGCGTACCTTGCCCTCCACCCACAGTGTGAACGCTGCAAGAGTAAAAAAGCAACCGATCTCCACCACAAGGCGGGCAGGGTTGGTCAATGGCTGTGCCGTTACGAATACTTCGCGGCTCTCTGTCGGCAGTGTCATGATTTTTGCCATACAAATCCCAATGAAGCTAGAAAAACAGGCTGGATAATAGATTCTCATAAAATAACTTTTTCAGAAGAAGTCGAAGATGATATTAAATAATTCTTGATTTTTGCCATAATAGGATGTATTGTGGCATCATGATTAAAACAATATCTTCATATTCATGTTGGGCGGCAATGATACAGCGTTGCACCAATCCTAAAAGAGAGTCTTGGAAATGGTATGGCGCAAGAGGCATCAAGGTTTGCAAGCGATGGATGGCTTTTAAGAACTTTGACAAAGATATGGGGCCAAGACCACTTGGAACATCTTTGGACAGGATTGATCCAAACGGAAACTATGAAAAGAAAAATTGCCGTTGGGCAACTCCGAAACAACAAAGCGAAACAAAATTGAGACCAATTAATACTCATTGTAAAAATTGTGGCTCTCCGTGTCGCGGACAATCAAGAAAAGGAATTTGCCATGCCTGTAATGAATATTTGAGGCGAAATGGATATGCGCGCCCTAAAGACCCACTAGAAGTTAAAAGATTATTCATAGAAAAAGCCAACAATCAAAAAACCAAAAAACCAGTAATTGGAATCGACATAGAAGGAAATGTTATAAATTTTTCTTCTGTAAATTGTGCCATTAAAAAATACGGACAAGGCGTTTCAAATGTTCTTGCTGGAAGATGTAAAACTGCAAAAGGTTTTATTTGGAAATATGCGTGATTCCAGTGTCACGATTGGCTCCACGCCAACGGCAAGGAGGCCCGCAAAGCTGGTTGGATTATCGACGTTCATAAGATAGGTCTTGCTGATAGTTCTGCATCACAGGATCCCATACCTTCCCTTTCGGAGAGGTAATCCTTTTGTAGGTATCTACGGCATTTTGCCAGCTTGTTTCAAAAGGCTGGTTCCACTCTTCTTCTGGTGGGAAGTTCCATGGATAGGGTCTTGGATAGGAAACACAACCACTTGCAATAAGTAATGCTAATC